CATTGTGATTGCGGAAATGAAGTTCTCTTGGAACCCATCGCCTTCCGCTAATCAAGTTGTCGGCCGCAGCCGGCTAGATAGCTACAAGGGTGGAGTAATCCACCCAAACGTTACCACTTCTTGGCTCTTTTCGTTCTGGCGAACTTGGCATCCAGGCGGCGCTGATAGCTTTCGTCCTTCAGGTATCGCTCGTGGCCGTTGTCATCTTTGGCGTAGCGGTCCTTTCTCCAGTCCGCCTGTGTCTCGTAAACATCGGCTGGCTCGCTGGTCTGCGCCCCGCCCCCCAGGTACTCGGGCTCCTTGGGAGCGGTGCCGGCGCGGGCCTGGAATGCCTGCAGCGCAAACTGCACCGCCAGCAGATTGCCGGTATCGAGGGCCTGCTGGTAGGCGCTCTTCTCCTCTAGCGCCAGGTTGGTGGCGGCCCATCGGCTCAGCTTGTCGAAGGCGGCATCACCGCCGACCGACTGGCGCAGGGCCGCCACCACCTCGGGCTGATCGTTCAGGCTGCCGGCGGCCGGTGCTGTCGCTGCTGCCTCGGCTGGCTTGACGCCGGCCAGATAGGTTTCGATCAATGCCCTGGGCAGCCCGCCCTTTTCGGCCAGGGCGTCCACGTAGGCGGTGACATCCTCGCCGGCCTCGAACTTGGCCGCCATTTCAAACGGGTTGACATCGGCTTCCTGGAACCTGGCGGCCAGGGCTTCGCCGTAAACCTCGGCGCCACGCTCGGGGGTGTACTCCTCGATCTCGGCGGCGGCCGGGGGTGCCTCGGTCTTCTCGCTGCGCTGGCCCTGCTTGCGCTGCAGTTCCAGGTAAGCCCTCTCCAGGTCGGCCGGGCTGTTGAACTTGCCGGCCAGCTTTGCCGGCTTGGCCTCGGGCGCAGCGGGCGCTTCCTCACCCTCGACATCCTCGCGGTCGGGGATGCCGGCATCATCCAGGAACTTGTCCAGGATGCTGATCTGTTTGGAGGACGTGGGATCGACAAGGGCCTTCAGCTCGGCCGGGGCATTGACCTGGTCAAGGGTCTTGGGGGGTGTGGCTTCAGTGGTCACGGCTGCATCTCGGGTGGGGTAAGGGTGGGTGGTTAGCGGGGCTGGCAGGGGTTAAGCCGTTCGCCCTCAAAGACCAGCTTGCGAAGGTCCGCAAGGTGGGCCTGGGTGGCAGCCATGGCGCCAGCAGATCCCGTTCCCTCGGTAGGTCGAATGCCGCATTGCCACAACTGATCCATCAACGACTGAGCTTCTGTGTCGTCCAGATCTAACTGTGGCTCAAGTGGTTCAAATGCCGCAGCCGGCTTGAACGTGAGCGGTTCAGCTACAAAAAGACCACCGTTGCCGGGTTGATTGTGTGAGATCAGAACTTGAAGGCCTGGGCTCCATGGTCCCTTTGCGACTCGAATCCTTGGAATAATCATGGCTGCATCTCGGGTGAAATGGGTTGTTGGGGCTGGCCGTCAGGAGAGGCCCCCTCGGCCATTTGCTGCACGGCCATGCCGGCATTGGCCAGCTTCTGGGGATCCCCCATGCCGGCCTGGATCAACTGCTGCTGCTGCTGGGCATCCATTGCGGCAGCCTGCTCCCCTTTGATCCGCTTGTCGGACTTGACCAGCAGGGGGTTCACGCCTACCCCGGTCGCCAGCTCCCTGAGGTATGAGGCGCCATCAACCAAGGCGCTGAACTCCTGCGGCATGGCCTGTAGGCCAAGCATGGCGAACTGGTTAAGGCGTTCAACATCGGACTGGCGGCCCAGTGCGGCTAGGCCAACATTGATCAGCGGCTCAACGCCAGGCAGGTCTGGCAGCTCGTTGGTTTTGCGCATGACCGAAACGATCCTGCGGGCATGGGGGTACTGAAACTCGACGGTCAGGATGCTGTAGATGGAGCCCAGCATCTGCTCGATCTGGTTGATGTCCTCCTTGATCTCCTCTCGCGTAGTGCGCTCCGAGTCTCGAGCGTTGAACAGCAGAAAGATCCTGGATAGCCGCTCTTCCAGTTGCTTCTCCTTCTGCCCTGCCACTGACAAGTCCCGAATATTGCTGGTCTCAATCGGGAAGAAGTCCTGGGGCTGCGCGTCAATCACGGATAGGTTGGGCGCCTTGGCGTAGGCCTCCTTGCTCGTGATTGCCGATGGCTTGCGGCCAACGATCTGCCGCGCTGCGGCCGCGCTGCCTTCGAGCACCGCCTGGCTGATGCCGTCGAGGTTGGACAGGTCGGCCAGGGCACACCACTCGACATAGCCGGGGCCGTAGCTGTCGCCGTCGATCTTGTACAGCCTCAGCGGCATCCACGGGCTGGCGTCGGCTGGCTCGCTCCCATCGGTTTCGGGGACGATGTAGCCCCCAACCTCCTGGCGCCAGGTCACCCTGCCCGGGGACTCCTCAGATCCCGGCTGCCATTTGATGTGGGTGAAGACCTTGATCCGCCGGTTGTCCCTGCGGGTGCTGTCGGCGTCGTCCTGCCAAGCGCCTCGCAGCTTGTCGGCCTCATCCAGAACCGCCTTGAGCCTCGGGTTCAGGGAGGCATAGAGATAGGTTTCGCAAGCGACGGCCTCCACCGGCTGACCCATCGGATCCCGCAACAACACATACTTGTTGAGGTGAAAGCACTTCATCGCGGTGGCCGAGCGATACAACATTGCGTTGCCGCCGACAATTAAGTGCATCAGCCCTTCAAAGAGCGAGACCCGATCGCTGCCGGTGGAGAGGGTGCGCTCAATGGCTCGATCCAGAAGAGCCAGTGTTTTCTCAATTTCGATCTTCTGGGCCGCAAGGTCCTCTTCCGTCGCGCCATCCATGACGGCGATGGCGTCCTCGCGCGCCTGCGCCACTTCATCTTTCGTCAAGCGGATCAACCCACTTAGCGGCAGCAGGGCCAGTAGTAGCCGGCTGCATAGGTTGTTGACCCCCAGCGCCCCAATGCCGTTGTACGGCAGTTGCTGCTCCTGGGCCGCCTCGGTCAGGATCTCGTCTGAGTCAGGAATCAGGAATGGAATCGTGAGCCGCGCAGCCCTGCGTGCCCGCTCCAGCCAAGTATCCCGATAGGTGCGCAGCTGGTTGTACCTGACCTCCGCCCGCCCCTTCTTCAGCCCCTGGATTTCAGAGATCGAATCGACGCCGCTGTCTCCGCGTTCCATCAGATCCCCAGGTTCAGGCCGACGCCTGCAAGGTTGATGTCAGCGGTCAGGCTGAGCCTCTGGTTCGGCTTCTTCTTGGGTGCAGTAACCGCCGTGGTCTGCTCCTGCCCTGCCCCAGCGGTGCCCTGCCCCAGGGACACGGTGTAAGGGTTGGCATTGACGAGGGTTTGGCCGGGGGCCCTGGCCGCCTCCAGTTCGCGCTGTCGCGCCGCCGTGTCGTTGGCGATCATTTCGGACTGGGCCCGCAGTTGATCGACCATTTCCCGGTTTTGCTTGTTGATGCTCTTCATGGCATCCTCCTGCTGCTGCGCCATGGGGTCCGCCTTTGGCTTCTTGCCCTTGGCGCCCATCGCCTTTGCAAGATCGCGTGGTCCACACATGGCTACTGCCCCAGGGATAACGTTTGCTGCCGATCAATCCGCAGCCCGCGGCTGCCCGTTGGCCGGGTCATGCCGGTGCGGCTGTCGCCCACCTTGGGCGCCTTGGCGCTGCGCTCGGGGACCGGCGCCCCGATCAATGCCGCCAGCCGGCCAGCAGTTGCGGCAGTGTTCTGCGCCTGCTCCATGCGGGCATCGCGCAACTGCCCCATCACCGCCTGCTGCTGCAGGGTTGCAGTGTTGATCCCCTGCTGGGCCGCCATCGCCTTGGACGACTGCTGCATCTGCATCAACCGGAGCTGAGTGTCAGCCAGCTGGTTGTACTTGCCGTAGTCGGGTTGGGTGATGGTGGGAGTAGGTGGCTTGCGACCGCCGCACATCAGAGATCCAGCAACGGGTCTTGCTCGGTGGCCCACTGGCGGATGGTCTCCACCACCCGCTGCTCCCCAATGATCTGGGCCCGCTGGTCGGGAGACTTATTGGCCATGCCAACGATGTCAGCAGGATAGCTCTCCGCCAGAAGTGCCAGCAATCCCGGGGAGACAAGTGGCTGCATTACAGGGGTGCAGTGTTCCCGGGGAGTCTAAGGCC